GCAGACAAATGCCGTTCTGGTAGAGCTGTTCCGGAGTTCGCCCGACGATTTCGGCGTAGGTAACCCAGCGGGAAGCAAGCTTCGCGAGGTCCGGCGTTGATGCTGCCAGCATCTTGTCCCGCTGGCCGACTGCCCACTCGACTTTGAACACCTTGCCATTCATGTACCGGCAGATGTCCGTTGTCCGCTCGTCCATCATGGCGAGGATCTCAATCTCATCGAAGCCGCCCTGAACGAACGATTCGACGGCACCGAAATTGCGGGCCTTGGTAGTCGCGTTCGCGGCCACGACTTCCCAGTAGGAACTTGATTTGCCACTGATCTCGGCGCCCAGGGTTTCGGCCAGGGCCTTGGCCGCTTCGGACCTTCCGAGGCCCTGTTCGATGACGGTCTCCCGGACGGTCTTGGCAATCCTTGGTCCGACCGACTCACCGTAGTGCTGGCCGATCCAAAACGTGTTGTGGTCGGTCAGGAACGCCTTGGCCTTGACGTCGACCAGGTTGAAGACCGGCTTCGATACGAACGTCTCACGGCCGAAGTTGTAGGCACCTCCCAGAATCTTCGCCACCTGAGCGCCCGTGGACGCTCCGAACTTTGCCCCCATCTGCTGTTCGATGGCGTTCAAGGCATCCGTGATTTCGGCCTGGGTGAGGTCCCCATCACCGTTGACGATGGTTGACAGCACCTCGTCCATGGACTGGAGCCCGTTCTCTTCGTATGCATCCTGCAGGTAATCCCGAAGCTCAGCCTCAAGCGCGCGCATCTTCCGCGAGCGTGGGCTCGTAGACCCCTTGCGCCGATCGATCTCCAGCAGCTGCAGCGCCTGCGGATCCCGACCGTTGACCACCGAGTGCCCGAGGAACAGGTAGTCGAACATCTGCAGGGCGGCTTCGCTGTCGCTTCTGTCAGGCATCGCGTGCGGCCTCCCCCGCGAGACGCGCACGGGCACGCATCATGATCTGCACGACCTGGCCGGCGACGCGGTCGACGAGAGTGGCCGAACGCTGTCTGGACGACAGCGTCCGCACGCTGCGTTCGCTGGGAGTCACCATGGCGACGTCGGGGTGTCCCTCGGAGAGAGCATCCTGCATGTCGGGGCCGATGCCGACGCCAGCGAGGGTATCCTGCAGGTCGGCGAAGGCAGGGATTCCCTGGACCACGGTCACCAGCGCCTTGACGAATCCGGGCGGGAGCTTCTCCCACTCGGCGACGTTGCCGGCATCGTCACCCGTCGGCAGTTCGTAGTCCAGAACCTCGGCGAGGATGGCACGCAGGGTCTGGTAGTCGGGGATCGCGCCGTATTCGATGGCGACGCGCAGGACTTCGACCCAGGACGTGTTGTCCTCCAGCTTCGGGCCGTTCGATTTGAACGTCCACCACGAGGCGCCCAGCTCTGGCAGGATGCGGTTGTTGATAAACCAGTCGAAATCGTTGCGTTCAGGCGCGAACACCTGTGATTCACCGAGCTGCATGGAAACGTTCGCCGTGGCGAAGCTCTGGTCGTTGTTCTTGCCGAGGAACAGGCTGTTGAGGCGGAAGGGCTGCAGCACGTTTTCCGTTCCACGTGCACGCAGCTGCAGGAACATCGAGTCGTCGGACCGCTGCAGGTCGTTCAGCTTCGTAACCTCGATCTTCGGGCTGACCACCTGGCCGCCATCGATCGGGCCGGCGTCACTCTTCGTCGGCACGACTTCCACGATGATCATCCGATTTTCCGGATGCGACGCCTGGGCGTCCTTCAGCGCAAAGTTGAGGCGGTCGAAGGTTTCGGTATCGAGGTTGCCGCCCTGCACGGCCACCAAGCACAGCGGCACGCCGCCTTGTTCGAGGTAGTCGTTCGCGGATTCCGCCGCCAGGCGGTTGTTCTGGACGTCCAGCTCGGCGCCGAGCCACCGCGGATTGCCCTGGACGTCGTCCGGGTCATAGATGGTGTCCACCCACAGTTCGTTGGCCGCGACTTTTTCTTCCGCGGTTGTGAGTTCCCGCCTGTCCAGCACGAAGTTGTCGCCGCGCTTGAAGAACTGGCCGGTCGTCATGTCCATCTGGCGAGGATCCCCGAACTGGCG